GTGCTACGTCAAAGTCTTTCACTTGGAGCCTTTCCCACGCTTCCTGGTAAAGAAGCTGGTGAACTCGATCTTGATCTTACGGGCAGCCCGGTAGGCCTCACCGGCGTCCCGCTTGGTCAGGTGGTAAAGGCCCGTGCCCTCCTGTTGGATCTGTTGAGCTGATTTCATTGCAGTATAAAGTCGAAGTTGATCTGCCAGGTGTCTGATAAACGGTTGTATGTGTCGTTCTTGATGCGCCAGGTCCGCGGGTCCCGGGTTGTCCCGCTGTGCCGGCACTTAATCCTCACGTCGATGTGCTGGATGGCCGTGTTCCGCAGGTGATGGTCGGGCGGTAGTTCGTGGAGTTTAGTGATCATGGTTGCTCCGTCAGTTGTTTGATGTATTTGTTTCTCTGCTTTGGCGTTAGGGATACAATAAATGCGAGAGTCTCTACCGCATTGACCGAGTGGATGAGTTGCCAATGTCCCCTTGCTGCGTCCAGTTGCTTCGCTCGTTCCATATCCACAATCAGAACTTCGCCGGCCATGGTGTGTCGGTAAATAAATGCTACGTTCATCGTCCCTCTAGCCATTTCTCCAAGTCATGGAGTTCATCCACTTTGGCTTCGAGTTCTTTGATGTGGTCGTTGAGACGATTGAGTTCCATCACAATGCCCCGTGGACGTATGTCGCTTAGGAAATTGCCTTCTGGAGTCTTGATGCTGAATCCATTCAGTGGAGGCATTCGTCGCAACACGATGTGGGTGTAGCGTTTCACCGATTCAACTCCTTGAATATGAAATAAGTCGAACCTGCAATCAGAAGTGCAATCAACAGTTCTGGGTGTCGCTTGTGGAAATCAATCTCCTCTTTAACAAATTCAATAAATTCTCTGAGTTTCATGGCTTCTCCTTTCTGTTTTTAGACTCCACTCGTTCACGCCCGAGAGCCTCACGCGCATCATCTCGGACGTAGTTGTTCACGACGTAGCCCAAGTCCTCAGGATCTAGGAATCGGTTGATGAATGACTCGGTTCGCTTGATCCTCTCGCTGGCTTCATTGAGTTCTCGTTCTAGCTGGCGGCATAATGATGAGTAACAGACCCACCCTCCAATGTCAGAATGGAAACGGTTTTTATCAGTCCTAGGTGTTTCACTCATAGCTTTCCATCCTTTGCGTACATTTCACGAAGCGAATCAATCGCTTCATTTTGCCGTTTGTTCTGCTCTTTCAACCGTTCGTTCTCCAGCTCAATTTCGGAAACTAGTTCTTCATTCAACTGGAGATGCTCCATGTAATACTTCCTCTCACCTTCTAGCTTGTCCCACAGAGCGCGGAGACGGTTTTCGAGTGCGGTGACGTGCTGCTTAAGATCTTCGTTCTCCTTCGCCATTGCTCCGATGGATTTGCATAAGCGTGCGTGCGCTTCGTATTGAGGGTTCACCGCTTGTTCTCTTTTGCTCGCTGCCATGCATTGGCCAGCAACCGATAGTTTGAGTCGGAAATAGTTCCGTCCTTCAGCCATTCAATCAGCTCATCGCCAGTACTCTTCATCAGCTTGATCCGATCTTGCAGGTACTCGACCAGCTCCTTCAGCTCGTTCACATCGGATTGCAGCTCGCGGATCTTTGTGGCCTGTGGGTCGATTGTAGTCACCGTATTCGACGTTGGTATTGTGTAGTCGCTCATTTGCACTCCTTCCATTTGAACTGCGGCTTTCCGCTTTGATCGGCCACCCATTCCGCATGGCCAGCAGCGACTGCTTCACGCTGTTGTACGTCTCTTTGTGCCTCACCTCCGATGAATCCACCCAAGATGATTGATCCAATTATCAGTCCAAACATCAGCGCATATGGGAAATCTAAGTCTCTCATGGCAACGGCCCTCCATTCTCCCACAGCAGCAGATCGGCGCGGAGAGCGTCGTTCTCTGACTCCAGCCGCTTGATGCGCTCGGCGGCATGATCGAGCTTCAACAGCAGCGGCTCGCGGGTTTTCTTCGCAATCGCGTTCCGATCCTGCTTGGTCCGCTCCAGCTCCTCCTCCAGCCGCTTGATGCGGTCCTGATATTGCCGGACATCCCCGATGCCAGCAGGAAGCGAGACGGTTCCACGCAACCAGTTGACCCAGAGCGCGTGAGGGTCGTTGGTGACTGCTTGAAGCCGCACGATGAGTTCGTTAGACGCGGTTAGTTCGCGTTCGAGACTCCTGCACAGCATGCCCAACTCGGCTACGTTGTGCGGTGTTGAGTCTGATATTAGGGTGTCGCTCATTCCGTTTCCTCCACCTTCACCATCGGAACGAAGTCAAGCCGGTTGCTCTCGTCGATTGCGATGCCCCAATTGTTCCTGCGGCAGCACAGCTCGGTTGCGTTGTAGATTTCCATCACCGTTTTTTCATCTTGCAGGTAGATGGACAGCAATCCCTTAAATGTAAGTCGCACAGTCTCTGATTTGTTTTGCTCGCTCATTTGGCCTCCTTCTTTTCCTCTTTGATTTCGCGGATGATGTCGCACAGGCCGACGCACATCGCCATGTATCCCTCTGGATTGGCCATTCCATTCCGATCGCAGATATCCTGGCCTCGTTTCATCGCATCCAAACCGACTACCTGCCATGGCTCGTTGATAAACGAGCTGATTTTCATTCCGCTCATTTGGTTCCTTTCGCTTTGTTCCATTTCTCAATCTCATCATGCCAGCCCATGAAGGCGGCAGCGGCGCACAGAATATCCCCAGCGGTTTCCAACCGTTTGATCTGCTCCCTGGCATCCTCCAGCTCCTTGTACGTTTTGGTGGCGTCGATGGTTCTCATTTCTTCGATGGTCATTTGAGCCCCTCCGAGATCATTGCGTGCTCCAGGATCAGCACAGCGTCCGCGGTCTTCAGCGTGATCACTTGGCGGGGCTGGCGCTGCTGGGCAATGCCCTTGAGATGGCTCTTCCACTTCGTCCCATGCGTCGCCTTGGTGCCGGCCCCAATCGTCTTCTGCCAGCGCTGCGGCGGTACCTCGATCACCCGGGTATTGGACGCTGCGATCAGGCCGTGCAGGAATCCGACGTTGTAGCCGAAGTTGAACATCGAGCTGCCCGGGGCGCCCTTGCCGCCCACATAGCCTCCGACCTTCTCGATGTAGCAGACATCCGAGATCGCCAGCCTGTCGCTCACCAGGATGCTGATGTCCTGGTCGGTCTCCGGCATTGAGTTCAGGACGATCCCAGATGGCCCGAGGTAGGCCAGGCCGCCCGATGCTCCCGGGTCGATTGCGAGTATGCGGGTCACTTGGCAGCCTTTCTTAGCCAGGACAGGATCACATGGTCGGCCAACGCCTGGATCTTAAGACCGTTGGCAAGGCAGTAGGCTCGCAGTTTTTGATGGGTGGTTGGTGTCACGTTGATGGTTTTAGGTTTGATCATTGGGTAATCTGCTTTGCGATCTCCTGGCCGAGGCCAGCGTTCGACCGTCCCAGGAGGGCCAGCCTGTGCGCCATCTTCTCGGTGACCGCCTCGTGCCGTTTGCGCTCGCAGTCGGAGAGTAGGTTGAGATTAGTCTTGGTGCCCAGAATCACCGAGGCCTTGAGGCTGTTCAAGGCCACCCGGTTCAGGTGCTCCATTTCGTCGGCGTTGGTGTTGGGCGGCAGGATCTGGAAGCCGGCCCCGCGGAGGCCCCGCTGGCTGAAGTTCATGCCACGCTGCCGCAGCAGCACCCGGATGTTGTGCACAGCCATCTGGAAGGCCATGGAGTTGGCCTTCTCCTCCAGGGCTGTCTCCATCTCCTCGATGGTCACGGTCAGGCCGTAGGCCAGCCGGTGCTCGTTGCGGTCGATCCAGTCCTTCCAGAGCGGAAGGCGCCGGACTTCTTCTTCGTTGATCATGTCTTGTGTTTCCATTTGCTGAAAGTTGCCCGGTGTTACCGCACACCGGAAAGCGTTGTTGCCGCGCCCCGCCTAGCCCCGCCGCACCAAGCCTTGCCCAGCCGGACCGGGCCATGCCACGCCTTGAGAAAATTGTCTGGGTTACCGTACCCAGTGACGTATTGCCCTGCCGAGCCGTGCCCGGCCCAGCCCGGCCGATGCCCATGCCTGGACACGCCGCGAGAAATTGTCCCGGATACCGCGCCGGGTCGCGTGTTGCTATGCCACGCCTCGCCAGGCCATGCCCCGGCTTGCCGTGCCCAACCTCGAGAAATTCAAACCACCTCGACGGTGAACCGGCCGAACTTCGGTCGCCAGTCGCCCAGGCCGACCAATCCGCCAGCCTCGCGTGTTGCGTCGATCACTTGCTCCTTCGAGACAACCGATTCATCGAACTCAATGGTGCAGGTCGTCCACCAGCCAGAAGGAACCATGGGCCTGACTCGAATGATCCCGAGGTCAACTCGCTTCCGGAGTGTAAAGGCTGGGTCGGAGTAGATCTGCTCTTTGGTCTGGCCGATTCTCCTGTGATGAATCACAGCCTCGGCCTCAGACAAAAGGACGGCGGCGTCGAACTTCTTACCAAGGCGAGCCTTCTTGGCGCCGTCCTTGAGACATTTCTCGATGTTGTCGCACGGCAGCACCAGACCGCCTTCAGCCTCGGACCAGTAAAGGCCGGCCTCCCACTCCAGACGGTCGCGCTCGTCGTGATCGCTTGGAGTCATGTTTTTGCTTCCTTTGGCTGTGATGCGTTTGATCGCCATGACGTATGGGTTCTTGTGATCCACCATGTCGCCGTTGTGCATGATGAGGGGCCGCAGCCCGGTGAGTTTGACTTTGATTTGCTTCATGTTGTTTTGCTTTGGTTGCCTTGGTTGTTACTGACGAAAGTGTCCGGTGATACCGCCCACCGGTAGGCGTTTTGCCTAGCCCTGCCGTGCCTTGCCCCGCCGGGCCAAGCCGTACCGCGCCCTACCGGGCCGAGCCGTGCCGTGAGAAAATCATTTAATCGCCTTCTGCACGCGGCGCCAGTAGGCAAGTGTCACAGGCTTCCGGTCACCGGTGGGACCTCCGTTCCAGATCCGGGCCTGCTGCTCGGTGGTCTTGCCGCGGCCGTAGTGTTGCAGGTAGGCCTCGCACACTGCCCGTGCCTGCGCTCGGTTGGTCATTGATTCCCATCGGTAGTTGCTCCCGGTAATCCGGTTCACGTCCTGCACCACCCCGCGGTGGATCTGCAGGGGCCCTAGGGCGCGTCCGTTGTCGCCGATGGCCTGATCGTTCCCGGAGGACTCCACGATGATCAGGGCGCTGATGAGGTTGGAGAGAGTGGTCATGGTTTGGAGAGTTGTTTGCGCGTTGGCCGGTCGCGCCCCCGGTGGATGGTATTCGCCCCATCCGGGCGTAAGGTAATCAGTTCCAGTCGGGGTGTGTGCTGGTCACAAGGGCCACTCGATTCCAGCCGCGGCAAAGGGCGATGTGGCCGCCACCGATGTGAACGTAAGCGGCCTTGACCATATCACGAAGAACAGAGGCGGCCTCGTTGCGGGTCAGGTTGTTGCCGGCCAAGCGAAGAGCATCAATTGCTTTGTGTTCTTCGATGGTGGGCACATTCTCGAACTTGATGGTGATGTTGCTCATGTTTTGCTTTGGTTTGCTGTGGTGTTGCTTTCGACGTGATCAAGATGCCCCATTCGCTGCCTTCCGTCTACAGAGAAAACTGTTTTTCTGTAGATTTTGAAGAAAACACAATGTTTATGCGGGTCAAACGGGGGTCAAACAGGGGTCAAATTCCCTTCAGATCCACCAAACTCAAGGTCAGGTACTTCTGATCGTTGGTGGTGGCGTCGAAGTAACTGGCGATCACCTGAGTCTCGCGTTCGGAGTAGCTGCGGTAGGGCTTCACCCGGGTGGCCAGGACCGCAGGAAACTCTGTCGGCTGACCGTTCTCGGTCTGCCAGTTGCCCGAGGTGAAGCCAAACTTACGGCACCAGGTCTGCAGGTTCTGCGGCGGGACGAACCAGTAGTCGGTGCCGAAACTGTCCTGGCTGGCAAAACACTGCACACCGTAGCCGGTCAGGAGATCGTAGCCGGCCTGGTCGAGATACCAGGCGTCCTCGTCGAAGTCGGGCTCGTAACCGGTGCCAAAGAAGGCAGGAAGCCCCGGGGCCTTGTCCATGGTGCAGAGGCAGTCTGAGCGGGTCCAGGAGTCGACGCGCCACTGCATCAGGTCCCAGAGCCAGGCGCTCTTGGGGATCTTGTGGAAGAATGGGCCGCTGCCGGGGCCGCTGTTGAGTGTCAGTAGGGGCCGGTATGGAATGTCGAACACATCGTCAATGTGGCCTCCATTGTCGAACTTGATCGAGGTCAGCCTGTCTTGGTAGGTGGCCACCGTGTTCGAGGTCTGCAGCGGCACCGTCGATGCAAAACGAGATCCCTCTCGATCTTTGAAGATGTCGTCGATCCCTGCCTGGAATAGACCAGTCGGCCCTTGTGCGAACTTAGGTGTTTTATTTGGGCTGCCTGGGATTCGCACCGAGGCATCGACGCCGTTGGGGCCGCCCCATTTGTTGACCCAGAAGTCGGCCTCGAATCCAGCGGTCGCAAGCTGGTCAGGGTTACCGAACTGGGCTCGCATCAGCTCGTTGTCGTAGTTGCCAGATGAGAATCCCCAAGGGCCTCCTGGTGGGATGAAGGCAGCGTTGATCGAGCCCTGGTAGAACAGACTGGAGGTCGCCACATTGTTGCCGATCTTGGTCGGGAACAGGTAGAACCATTGGCCGGTGACATTGTTTACCCGTGAAGGCCCGATCAGCACCGTCTTGTCGCTTGAGGAAAAGTAGAAGTTCTGCCAGGCGCCCACACCGAAACCAGGCTCATGGTTCCTGACGTAGAGCTCACCTGAGGTGGCATAGGCCTCGTAGTCGATCAGAAGGTTTCCGTCGATGCCAATCGGGTTTCCGACGCTGCAGACCAGTCCTTGAGGTGTCAGCCTGAGTAGGCCGACCCGGTCCTCGGTGATGTCGTGGACATCATCGTAATCGTTGAGGAATCCCTCCTCAACCGCCAGCCGGCGCCGGATGTCGATGGCCTTGTCGAAGATCGTGGCCTCGTTACCGGCAGACCAGAATCCCTGAGGATAAACCGTCGAGATGGTAAGCGGTGTGCTGCTGATCTGCCACCTGGGTGCCGTTGAATCGCAGAAGATGTTGCAATCGACCGGGCTGATCTCGATCAGGCCGCGGTCGCTGGTCAGCTCAATGCTGGTGGCATTCTGCACCACAGTGATCCCAAGGCCTTCCAGGCGCTGCACCAGGCTTCCAACACCCGGGAAATTGACCAGTCGTTCCTCGGAGACCTCACCGCTGGATCCGAAATAATAGCGCACCCGGGCACGTCCCCAGGTGAACACCAAGTCACCGAGTTGCTGCCGGAAGTCCCCTGGGTCGGCATAGGTGCCGGGATAGACCTGCCGGATGTCATGGTGCACCTCCGGGTCGATCTGGGCATCCATGGTGTGCATCCAGTCGAACATGATGAACGGGTTGGCCACGTTGTTGGCCTGGGCCGACCGTTCCAAGGCCAGGAAGGCCGACGTGTTGGCGCCCTGCCAGCTCGGTGGCCCCTCCGCGAAATACGGCACGTCGCCCGGGAAGTACGGGAAGAAATGGTAGCAAAACCCACCGTTAGGCCAGCGCGTAGCCCAGGTGCCATCCTGGCGGCGTCGGAATGCTCTGACGGCTCCAGGACCAACGAACTGCCTGTCAGCGCTGCCATCGGGCAACTGCAGCAGCACTTGCACGGTAGAGGTCCCGCAGTTGTGGACACGCCAGCAGTCGTAACGCTGGTAGGTGTTCAGGATCCGGAAGTCGGTCAGGCCCTCGATGGCAATCTCGGCCACCGCCAGCCTGTGCTTGTGGATCCGTCCAGGAGGCAGGGTGGGGTCGGAAGGCCCGAGGCTGCCGCGCACATAGGACGTGAGCCCAGATCCGACCTCAGGATCCCAGCCGAGGTGCACATCGTACTCGATGCCGGCCACCTCACGGCGCAACAGCTCGAAGCTGAAGTGAATCTTGCCGATGTCGCAGGTGAACGGATCTCCCACGGTGCTGTGGTGATCGACGTAGACCTGGCCGCCAGTCACATCGAGGTGCTTGTTCTCCAGCTTGGACAGCTCGATCCGCGTGGCCACCTGGTTGTGCTCGTCGCGATAGTAACCAATGCCAGGAATGCTCGGGCTGGGTACGGCGCCATCGTCCTTGAGCCTAAGGGCGGTCTCCGGGTCGTTCCGGTAGACGTACCACACACCATACGGGAATGGCGCCGACCATTGGGCAAAGGGCGAGAACCGGGAACTCGCCCACAGCGGCCCCATGCCGTTCAGCGCTGCCTGGCACTTCTTATCGAATCGGCTGTAAAGGTTGTTCAGGTTTGCGGCCGTGAACATCTTGTCGAGCCTGCCAAGGGCGTATGGCATGATCAGTAGAACCAGGACTCTTCAGCCGTCTGCACCGTGGTCGAGCCCACCGCGGTCTTCAGCGTCGTTCCATTGGCATTCTGCTCGACCCGTTGGCCAGGCCCGGCGACGAGCTGGACCCGGCGCACGGCCTCGATCAATTGATTGATGGCCCGGGCATGGTCTGTCTTCAGGCCGCGCTCCGACAGCTTAGATGGCAGTTGAATTGGCATAGTTTAAATCTCGCAGAACTGGGCGAAGATCTTGACCGGGCTGTTCGAGGCTTTGACGTACATCGTCGCGTCGACCCAGGGGATCAGGATGAACTGCCCGGCCGGGATCTGGAATGAGTACGGCGAGGAAGGCCCGATAGAGACCGGGTTGACCAGATCCAGATTGACCACGAGGAGACGGTAGGGTGTGGCCAGGTCGGCGGTCAGATCCAAGGCCTCGTCGGTCGTGCCGACCACCTGGGTCTGCTGGCCCATGTCGGTGCCGGTCATGTTGGCCACCGTGCTATAGGACTGCGAATTGATCACGGCGCCGCCCTTGCTGGCGTACAGCCGGGCGCTCATCTCGACTTCGTTTGCCATAGGGTTGGTCGATTAAACTTCGCAGAAGGTGGCCTGGATGGTCACCGCGGAGGTGTTAGCCAGCAGGTAGAGGGTGGCGCTGACGTAGGGGATCAGCAAGGTCTCACCGGCCGGGATCCGCATGGTGTAGGTGCCGGAGACGAAGCCCATCTCGACATAGTTGGTATTGTCCAGGTTGCTGATCAGCAGCTTGTAGGGGCTGGTCACATCGACCGGGACATCGAGGGACTCGACAGTCAGGCCGATCACCTGGGTCTGGCTGCCCATGTCGGTGCCGACCATGGTGGCACTCTTGGTGTAGGTTACTGAGGGCAGGTAAGCTCCGTTTTTGGAAGCGTACAGCCGGGCCGTCATTTGAATTTCGTCTGCCATAGGGGTGTGTTAGTTGAGGTTAAAAGAATGGGTAAACCAGGGTGTCGTAAGGGGCAAAGGTCCAAGCGATTATTTGTTCCACTTGGTTAGTCTTGGTGATCAGACTGGTGGAATAATTGGTCTGCTTCCAGCCCCAAACAGTGCCTTGTGGAGCCAGGACCGCCCCGGTTATCGGGTCTATTGGAACCCTGGGAAGCATTCTAGTCACCGAGAATGGCAGGTTCCAGTTGGTAGCAAATGATTCAGGCGTATAGACAGGCGGAATTCCATTTGGAACCTGAGGAAGGCCCAAGTTTCCGCTGAAGGTTGCTATCCTGGTCAAACTGACTCGTGCCGTTGGGAAAGTGTCCTGGCCGCGGTAAAGCATTTGCCAGACTTTGTTTGCCATCGGGAAAGTAGTCGCATTCCCAAGGTTGGTCTCTTTCTGTGACAGAAGCTCGCCATTCTTTGCTGCCGTCTCGATAACTGTCTTGTAGAGATTCGGATTCCCAGTCGAGTTTGCTTCTTTGTCGACAGCCGGCAGAGCGAACACTGACACATCAAGGTAATCAGTGCGGAACTCATAGCGAATGTCGGCGATCTCACCCACTTCTGGGGCGGTCTGGTCTTGAATCGGCAGGCCTGGATCGAATGAGTTGCCACCGATGGTGACTGTGGCTTCGGAATAGGGGCCGTCTTCTCTGATGCTGTACTTGGCGCCCAGGGCCACCCATTGGGCTGAGGCTATCCGGAGGGTATTCTTGTCCCCCCGGAAGACCAACTGAATCACCCGGCCGCTGCCGTTGTTATCGTAGGCACGGCTGACCTCGATGTATTCTCCGGCCGTCGGATTTGGGATGCCTTGGATCGTTGCCATGTTATTCGACAGCCTGAGCTGTTCTGCCTGTGTTTACCCGAATCGCCCTGGTCTCGTTTGTCTGCATCTTGATCTGACCGACCATGGTGTTGACCCAGCCCGGGGCAGCTGGCTCGGTGAACATTGCGGTCTCCCGTTTGGCTCGAGAGTTGATAACACCGACTGCGCCACGTTCCAGTGGTAAAGCTTCAAAGCGGCGATCAGCCTCTGTTGATGGCGCAAAGGCTTCTTGTATGCCTGCCTTAACAATAGATCCTTTACCCATCAGCATCTGAAAAATGCCTTCCATGCCGTCTTTTAGGTCTTCGGTGTCCTTTGCAGCCCTCTCGGTTGCGTCGGCCCAAAAGCCGACCGTTGGAATAGCTGAGACAAGAAGCTGCCTCTTCATTTCATCAATGCGGTCGGCCATCTTTCCGACTGCATCAATCTGTTCTTTTGTGATGAGATTGATTGGCCCAAGATCCTTTATCTTGGACATAGCACCTGCAGCCTTGAATGCCTTCTCACCCAGGATGGCGATCATTGCGGCCTGCGTCTGAGCGCTCTTTCCTGAGTCTTGGTGCGCTTGACCCATCCGCTCAATCAGCTCGATGTTGGACAGGCTTTTGTCGTTCAGCTCGGCCACAGACAGGCCGAGTGCCTGGAAGTATTCCCGGGCTTTGCCGCCCTCCTCGATAGCCTTCAGGCGCTCCTGGCCGACTGCGGTGATCGACTTGGCCATAGCCTCGAAGGAAACACCTGTCTGGCCTGCCAGAACCTGCAGGCGCTGCACGTCGTCGGTGCTGATGTTAAGCTGCTCAGAGAGGTCTCCAATAGCATCGGCGGTCTCAATCACTTTGGAAGCAAAGGCCCCGATTGCAGCCACCGATAGGGCGCCACCCAGTTGAGCACCGACACTTGACCGGAATTTGTCGGTCAGGCTGGTGGCTCGTTTGAGGCCGCCCTCGAATGAGCTGCCATCCAGGCCCAGCTTTGCAATAAGTGAGAAGATGGCCATTTCAGTTCCTGATTGTGCTTTGTTCCTGAGCGTAGCGCCAGAGGGCATCCTGCTCATTGCTCCAGAGCTCGACTTGGCCGTTCATCTCGGCGTGCGTTAGGAACAGCCTTTCTGCATCAATCACCGGCATATTGATCACCGTTGTCTCGTCGAAGCCTATGTTGACCAAACCGACTAGGATCCGTTCCGGCCAAGGCATGGTTGCTGAACGCTGGCCAGATCCAGGAGACCGTAACACCTCGGGGCAGTCTGATTGATCTTCAATCCATTTCTGCACAGCTTTGGATTCCTTTAGGAGATCGGCCTGTTTCACCTTCTGGCGCATGATCCGCAGCGGCAACCATCGCAACCAGGAGCGCATGGTTTTGACCGACTCATAGATAGGCTGGCTGCAGACAATAGCCACCTCGACGAGATCCTGGGCCGATGCGTTGCCACCATATACGAATGGTGACCCCATCCGATGCAAAAGCAGGGCATGGCCGACACTAAAAGGCACCAGGCGAAGCCCCATCACAATGGGACAAGGCTTCGAGGTAGCGTTCAGGATGTCGGCCAGGGCGGTCACAGGTTGGTTGCCGCACCAGCGCTGATCGCCGGGAAGCGCTTCAAAGTGATCGTGCCGGTAGCTTTGCCGGTCTGGGTGGTCTTGATCGAACCACCGCCAGCATAGATCCAACGGCCACCGCTGCCGGTGTTGATGGCGTCGGCATAGCCGGCCACATTGATAACCGGAGCTCCAGTGATCGCCACGGTGCCGTTGCCTTGAGGCAGAGAGCAGCCATAGAGGCGCTCATTCAGGGCTGTTGCCGCGGTAGCATTGGTTCCCACAGGAACGAAATTGACGGTCAGGGTCAGCCGGTTGTTGTAGGTGATGTGGCCGACCACCTCGCCGTTGTTATTTCGCACCTCCTCGGTGTCGCATTCGCCGGTGATGTCGTAGCTTTCGATCTCGGGCGAGATGTAGCCGGTGACAATGAGGGCGCCAGCGGCGTCGTACATTGCCAAGGTCGCCGGTGATCCAAAGAGATATTTATTTCCGTGTACGTTAGCCATAGGTGTCTGAGGTTAGATGGTTGCGCTGCAGTAGAGTGTGAATGTCCTGGTGAACGTCCTGGACCGATTAGAGATTGAGGATGCCCCAAAGTCCAGAGGGGCGGCGAACTGGGCCGTAAACGGGCCGCTGGCGTCGTTTGATGGCGCGTCCAGGGCAGAGGCGCCGGACTCGTCAAAGAGCGGCAGGATCCGATTGTCGAGCACCTGCACGGTGGTCAGGACATCGGCCTCGTCGGTGTCGTCTGCCGAGAGTTGCAACTCGACGGCGATCTCCAACTCGCAAGTCAGGTCGGTGCGTTGGACAGGCCGCGCGGAGTTGGTCGAGACCACCAGGCGCGGGAAGTTGGGCATGACGTCCTGCTCGTCCGGGTCGTCGTAGAGGCCGCGGCTGTAGGATGTCAGGCAGGTGGGTGTACCGGCGCCGGAGGCCGACCAGTCGGCGGCTGCCAGGTAGTCGGCCACAGCCTTCTCTGCTCTTAGGGCGACGGCGTTCATTTGATGGAGATTCCGTTGTCTTCCAGCACCTTGCCGTTTTGCAGCATGGCCTCGGTCATGTGGTTGGTCAGCTCGGCCAGCTCGTCGTCCATGGCTCTCTGCATAGCGGTGTTGTAGATTTGAGATACCCGGTTGTATTGGTTGTCTGAGATGCCGGTTCTCATGGAAACGAATGCGTGCGGATTCCATCCAGGAACTGCCTGCAAACCATGAGCAACAGTTCCTCGGTGTATAGCCACGTTTTCCTCGGGCAGGCCGTATTGGTTGGCCAATGAGACCAGGGCAGCGTTGGTCTTCTTGGGCTTTTTGTAGCCTGCAGGCTTCGATAGAGGCTTCCATTTCGGACTCTGAAACTGGGTGAATCCCCGGTTGTAAATCCTGATTGATTTCACCACGGCCGACCTAAGGTAACCCACTGATGCAATGGATTTCTTCATCAACGCCGAGGCAACAGCTTTCATGGTTTTACCATAAAGGCCACGACCTCCGTTTAGGTTCTGCGTCGGGTTTTTTGCGGCCTTTGCTTGGGCAATTAGATGAACTCGTCTCAGTATTCTTGAGGTTCCTATGCGTTTACCAGTCTTCTTGGACTTCCGGTTAATGTTTCCGGCAGGTGCTCCCAGATAGTCGGAGATCCGGCGCCGTTCCTGTCCCGGGCTCTTGGGCGGCACCAGGACGAACAGCCGGACCATCAGGTAAAAGAACCGGCTGTTGACCGCCTTGTGAAGGTCGCGGCTCGTCTGCAGCAGGTAGGCCTTCATTGCAGCGTCAAACTTGCTGCTGTCGACCGTCATGTTAACGACAGGCCTCACCGGGTCTTGGCTCCTAGTTCGAGGCTGTAGTAGGCGCCGGAGGCATCGACCCGGCACGACAGGATCCGCAGGGTGCGTCCCTGGTAGACCAGGGTCCGGCCGACCACCGGCCTGGGCTTGCAGAAGGTCAGGGCGATGCGGTCGGTATTCTCCTGCAGCAGATAGTAGCCGTCCTCCTTGAGCAGCCTGGAGAACTCGGTGCCCTGGTCGAGGGTGTAAAGGGTGGTGTCCATCGTGACCAGGGTGCTGTCCCAGGTCTTCCAGTCGGAAAACTTGACCAGGATCCGGGATGCTACGTTGTCCTGGAATCCACCGGGCACCGGCGTGTTGGCATCGGTGACCATGGCCGGGATGCACCGGATCGACGAGCCTTCCCAGATGAACATCGGCGCCCCCAGCATCTGCTGGAGCACCGTCATGCCCTGCTGGAGACTGGAGCCGATGATGGTCACGGTGCGGTAAAGAAGATTCCGGTAACGATCAGCCGGGAGGTTGAACTGACGTGAGGCGTCAGTTGCAGGGCATCACCGTTTTCGTAGTGGGTAAGCTGTGCGTAATTGGCGCCAGTCGGGATATAGGCCTGGATGTCGGTCTTGGCCGCTGAATCGAGGTTGTCGGCCCAGAACTCTACCGACCCGGAATAGGTCGAGGTAGCTGGCAGACTGACTCTAAGCTCACCCGAGGCAGTGCCAGATGCCGCTGTGACGGTCAGATCGACCGTGAACCAACGGAGATTTCCGATCTCGGTATACCGGGCGGTGTTGACCGTCGTTGTAAAGGTACGGCCGCCACCGGAATCGGTCAGGGTGGGCACATAGGCAGTCGCCGAGTTGAGCGCCGAGATGTCGGTATACAGCTCGGTGAAGTTGTCGTTTATCTTCTGCCCAGCGCCGCGGAGGGTGTCCCCGGTGTTGTCGTTGGCAATTGCTCCGATGTTGATGATTTGCTGCGGCATATCAGTTCTTCGGTAGTGCGTACCAGCCGGCAGGCAGCGTCACCTTGGACGGCCCCACCAGCTTCTTGTCCTTGTCGAATCCGTAAACGCTGGCCTTGACCGGCTTGGCCAGCATCACCGGATCACCGGAAGGGACCAGGACCACCTTCGTCACCTGGCAGCCCAGGCAGGTCAGCAATCCGATCAGCCAGATCGCTTTTGAGGGCCTCGGGAGCTTTGCCATGTTGCACATCGGTGGGTGGTGTTTCTCGGAACCAGTCGAGCAGGGCCTTCAGGATCTGGTAGATCCAGTTCACTCGGCCTTCTTCTCGGCGTCCTTGGCCCAGATGAGGCCGATGCCAGCGGTCACCGCGGCGATGGTCGTGGTGATGTCCAGATGGGTGGTCGGGTCACCGTCGAACAGGGCCTTCATGGCCCCGCCAACAGCGACCAGGATGGCACCGATGCCGGCCAGTGTGGTCTTGGTGTTTTTCATTTGGATCGGAATAAGCGATATGCACCGTAGATGGCGCACAGTAAGCCAATCACGGCGGTGACGAGTCGAACGATGTCGGTGAGCCAGGGGATAAACGAAACAGCGGTGGCCGCTGCTGCTCCCCCCATGGAAGCGATCATCTGATTTGTGTCACCGCCGTGATTGGATGCGTCCATTTACGTGGGATTTGATTGGTCTTTTGCTGGTGCTTCTAGGATTTACGCCAACGAAGGCACAGCTTCAACCACCGGAGGATTCGCCAGCTTATAAGCCTCCACAACCGCAGGAGTCCACAGCGCATTGGCGATATTCACAACCTCGGTCGGCTGACCAGTAAGGTCGTCACCGGGATTGAGCGTGTACTGCGAGGTAATCTCAGAACCCACAACCGCGCCGTCGCTGTCGTAATCAACGCCGGTCGTAACGAACAGCGAGTTGTTCTGATTGACCTGCACTGCGACGATATTGACTGGTACGATCATTGGATGGTGGGGCTAGGGGTTTGAGCGGCGGCGTAGGCTGCGACAGCGGCAGGAGTCCAGACAGCGTTGGCAATCGCGACAACCTGCTTGGGCTGACCCGTAAGGTCGGAGCCGGGAGCGAGACAGTAGCGGCGGAATGTGGAAGCCTTAACGGCTTCTCCATCGACGATCTGGTCCGCAAGACGGACTTGCAACGTCGCGTTAGGAAGAACCTCGCAGAGCGAGAAGATGGTGCGTTCTGTTAGCATAGGATCAAGCGAAGTAGGTTACAGTTAGAATAATTTCAGATGTTCCAGAAACTACATCTGATACAAGTATATTAAGGTCAGTAGTTGCGCTGTTTGTGGTATAGAGAGCAAACGAAACGTTAGAAGTACCGGTGGCAAGTAGCGCAGAAGAACTAACTGTGGACGCATTCCTACCAACTCTGTAAGTGTAAAAGTTTCCATTACCACCTCTGACAGCAGTAAAAGGAAGCCCCCTTATTCTTAACGTATTAGCACCTGTCATTCCTGTCGTGTTGATTGAACTAATATAGGTTTGAACAGTAACCTGATTTCCGATTTTTGTATATGTTGAGCCATTATTAACATAAGTCCCAACATTTCCTCCGGTTGCAGCATCAGCTACAACAGGCGTCCAAGTCCCCTCCTCGTAATCATTCAACAACTCCGAGGTCATCGTTCCGCTGCTGTTGGCAGTCGCGGAGAAGTCGATGCCTTTGCCGGAGGTGCCGAGGATTACGTTGCCGTTAGTTAGAGTCGCATTTGTTCCAACCAAAAGGGTTGTTCCAACCGTAGCTGCTCCAGTAACACCTACCGAAGCGAGTGTAGAAGCACCCGTCACACCCAGCGTCGTACCCACCGTAGCCGCGCCGGTGATGGTGGCGGAGGCGAGGGTGGCGGTGCCGCCGGAACCCAGGAGTTGATTGATTGTCGACTTCTTGGTCGTGCCGCTGGCGGCCATTGACGTATCGGAGACGTCGACGATAACCAACGGGTCGGCCGTTGGATCGACTGTTGAAATGGCCGCTAAGGCCGTAATTTTAGAGTCTGCCATATCAGTAAACGGTAAGGATGAACTTGTCGGAGTTTTCGGTTAGTAAAAGGTCGGTGCCATCTTCCAAAGCAATTCGGTCGTAAGTGCCGAACGAGAAAACAATCTTGCCGGAGGCATCTTCCTGCAGGACGAAGAACTCGTCCTCTTGGAGCATGTCGCGCCGCAGGATCGGCATATCGAAACCACCGGCCTCGCCGGATGGTGCTCGATTGGTTCCAATGCCGATGCCAAGTCTCATGTGTTAGGCGGTGCGAGCCAGGAATGCCACGGCCTTGCCAGAGGCTAGTTGAAACTCGGTGATGTTACCGACCAGCGGGAAGCCGGCCGGCAGGGTGATGCCGGTCCAAGTCCCAGAGATGCCGGTGCCTGTGATCGAGGTGAAGACGGTCGGCTCAGCCGGAATCACGGCCGAGAAGTTGCCAGTCTGGGCAGCCGTGGTGGTCACCGGGAAGAATCCTTGGCGCCCCATGCTGTATTCCATCGAGATGTCTGCTTGAACGGCCATTTGGTTTTTCGGTTAGAGGGGAGGCTGTCAGTGTATCCAACAGCCTCCCCAATTTCGGTTTGTTAACCTTTTCGAACTTTCGGTGCCAGGGCTCCCTGTATCCACAGGATGAGTTTGCCTCCTTCTGGAACGGTCGCGGTGTTGAAGCCGTCGCGCTGGAGAGTCGCGTCGACTTCGGGACCAGAAACGAGCTTGGTTTTGCCGTTCTTGTCCACTGCTACGGTGGTTGCGATACGCATATCCTTAAGGATTAAGCGGTGATCAGCACTTCAGCCTGCGTGGTGTCCGCGGCCGCGGCCCCGAACATGATGTCGTAGGACGCCATGTGAGCGCGGGAAGCGCGGCTGTACCAGACAGACAGCAGGACCGAGAGGCCGTTGGACAGCTCGACCGTGCGCTGCTCAAGGAACTCACCGGCGATCATGCCGACCGGGAGGCCCGAGGCCACCGCAATGGCGTCCTGGCCGCAGACGAAACCAGCGGTGTTCGCAATAGCTCCAGTCCAGTCGTTCTGCTCCAGGATGTTGTTGAAGCCAAAGAAACCGTTGTTCAACGGGCCATATCGGCTGTCAGGGAACGGGTTGGTTCCAGCGGCAGCGGTGAACTGACCGGAGAACATCAGGCGAGCCAGGTGGCCACCGTCGAGCAACAGCAGCTTCTGGCGGTAGTTCTTGGCTAGGGCCAGGATCGCCGGGAGGTCGGAGCTGTCGAAGTTGGCGGCCGTGCCGATGGTGGTTCCGGCGCCGTAGTTGCCGGAGGTCATGACAGCGGTCACCTTCTTGGAGATGGCCAGGGCGAAGATCTCAGCGGAGCCCTGGGACAGGTCGGAGAGGGCGAAGCCCTGGTTCAGCTCCTGCTGGGTGACCGTGAAGGTCTTGGTGATCTGGTTCACCGTCACCGAGGTGGCGTCGAGTTGGGACCCGTTGGCGGCGCTGTCCTCGAAGTTGGTGGCGTTGTCGACCGCGGCGTCGCCGGTGGTGAACTTCTTGACCTGCACCGTCGCACGGGGGCGGAGGTTATCCAGGCCGACGTTGCGGGTAAAGCCGCTGATCATGGCCAGTTTGGCGCTGATCACGGTGATCACGGCGTCGGCGAGGTAATCGACAACCAAGCCGGAGGCGAAGGTGTTTGAAGCCTGCGGAGCGATCAGCGCCGACTGGCGGAGCAGTTCGCTGTGGTTTTCGATCAGGAAGCGCTGGCGCTCGGCACCGGCGCGGAGAGACTTGTGCTTCTCCAGGAGGGGGTTGCCAAGGTTCTGGATCACCGGCCGGAGAGGCTCGGGGGCAGGGGCGGCGGTGATAGCCTTGGCGCTGATGGCGGCGGCAACGGCCTTGGCCACGATGGCGTCGATGTCGAGGGCGGACGGCGCACTAGGAGCGGCCGCCACCACGGTGTTTGATTCAGTCATGTTGTGTGGTGTCTGCTGTGATGTCGGCGCGGTTGTCGCGCCATCGGCGGCAGCGTCGGTGCTGCCGGTCGAAAGTTTGTCGTCCGGAGATTCATCCGGGGTCTCGCCCTCCTCGATTTCGAGCTGGGCATAAAGCGCTTTGAACCAATCACGGCCTGCGGCGCCTCCCCAAAGGTTGGCTGCCACGTCGGCCGGTGTGTTGGGCTCGGCTTCGAGGAAGCGCTCGTTGCGTCCCCACCAGGCGTTGGCTGTGCGGATCTTGTCCTCGGTGGGCGCCTCACCGGCCACCAGGGCCTCGGCGTCCAGGACGGTCTGCTTCTCAAGGCCATCACCGGCGAGGCCTTCGGCGTACTGCTCCAGGCCGCGGCGGAGGTTGTTTCGGACAGTCTCGGGGGCGGTCTTGGTGACAGCCCGAGGATGCCAGCAGGCGGCGATGGCCATCTGCTCCTCGGTCATCTTGTCGGCCAGGCCGAACTGGATGGCCTCCTGGGCGGTGAACCAGGTCTCCTCTTTCATTGCGGCCCGGATCTGAGAGGTCGGGCGGCCGGTAACCTTCGAATAAATACCAGCCAGCACCTCGGCGTGCTGATCCAAGGCATCGGCCATCTTCCTCATTTCCTCCGAGGTGCCTGCCACCATTCCGGAGGGGTCGTGAATCATGAACAAGGCGGCATCGGCGATCTCAACAGTGTCACCGGCCAGGGCAATGATTGAGGCAATCGAGGCAGCGATGCCGACCACCCGGGTGGTGACGGGTGCCTGCCGGCCTCGCAGCATATTGTAGATGGCAAGGCCGTCCCAGACGTTGCCGCCAGGGCTGTTGATTTCGACCACCAGGGGGCCTTGGCCGACGTCCTGCAGGGCCTGGCTGAAAGCCTTGGCCGAGATTCCGGATCCACCAAACCAGTCTTCACCGATCTGATCGAAGATCTGAAGGGTGGCCGGCTCAGAGGCCGAGGCCCGGGGTTGATAGGAAAGCCAGTTGTTGATCTTGGTCATTCTGTTTTCTTGGATCTGGTTTTCCGTTTCTTAGCCACAGCAACCACCTCTTGGATGGGTTGGGCCGGGATCTCCTCGGGCATTGTCCCAGAGGGCTCTGCCTCGGTAGCCATCTCGGCTGGCTCGGGCGCAATAGGCTGCTTCTGGGCGGTCGAGATCTCAGAGACATCGAGGCCGTACTTAGTGGCCAGGTCTTGGATGTACCGGGCTTGCTGAGCCTTGGCCTCCAGGGCTGATCGCCAGTCGATGCCTCGGGCGCCGTAAATCTCGTCGTAGGTTGTGACGCCAGCGCCGAGTTCTGCGAGCTGTGCAGCAGAGTTGCGGCCCACGTCGACGTTGGGAGCCCGGGGAGCCTGGATAGCGACCTCGTACCAGTCGTCGGGTGAGTCTCGCAGGGTGGGATCGGTACGGATGGCGTATTCCATCACATACTCCCAGATCCTACGGGCGGCCGAGGCCATCACCTGGTGACGGCTCCGGAACCACACTGACGACATATCGAGGGCGCCGCGGTAGACCGTGCCCTGCATCCCTTCCGGGAACACCAGGACGTAGGGGATGCCGACGCCGGCACAGACCTTCTCGGTCAGGCTTCGCCAGTATTCCCTCATGTTCACGTTGGGGCGGTCGGCTTGGAACTGCTCGAACTCGTCCCCGGATTTCAGCACTTTGACCGTGCTGCCGAATACGTTCTCGTAGTAGGTCTGGGCGGTGCCCTGGCTTCCAACCACACCAGAACGGAGGCTGCTGGCCTGCACCTCACCGGAGCTGGTCTTGATCACCTGGGCCACGCTGGAGGCGAGCTTGCAGGATTCCATTTCCAGCTTCTGAAGGTCGTCCAGGTCGTGCAGGTCGTTAATGACGCACGCCACGAATGGCAGGCCGCGGAGCTGGCCGGCACGCTGGGCCTCGTAGATGTGGACGATGGAGTCGGAAGATATTGACCGGATCTCGGTGAGTTGGCCTTGGTTCGTTTCCTGCCCAATAAAGTAGGAAAGAGCGCGGCCTGTTTTGGTATCAAACCGGACTCCATCGAAGATATCCGGAGATTGATCCTGGCCGGTGGGTGTGGCCACCTGTTGAGGTTCGATGAGCTGAAGACGGGGGCGGCCCGAGTCTCCCTTGGTCAGCAGAAGGAAAGATTCGCCATCGTAGAACCATCCACGGGCGGCCAGGCTCATGAGAGTGCCAAAAGACTGCCGACTGCCGATGTCCGGATAACGGCTCCAGGTATCCCACCATTTCTTCGCTCGGAGATTCCAGTCGGGATTCGAGGAAGCCGGCTGCACCGAGAAGTTGCTGCCGACCGTGTAGTTCTCGAACAGGTCACCCAGGCGGTTCATCACCGCGTTGTTCTGCTCGAAGAATCGGCTCTTTCTGACGATCTGCTGCCGGGTCGAGGCAGTGACGTCGAACCGCACCGAGGTGTAGCTGGTGTCCAGGAAGGAGCGGCGGATCGAGTTGGACGCGCCCTCGTAGCGGTCGACAGGGGCCGACCGAAACTTAGCCAGGATGTTGTCGAGGAATCCCATTAGGTCATCCCCGTTCTGATGGCGCCCTCTCGACGGAAGTTCGAGAAGTCGCCGCCGTAACTGGTCACAGCGACCAGGACGACAGCCATCATTTTGTTGAAAACCTGAGTGTCGGTAGGCGCTGCGATGCCGTCCTGGCCGAGTAGATAGACCGCCAGCTCGTAGTCGGCTATCAGGCTTTCCCACATCTCGACCATCTCGGACGGGGTGGGGGCGCCTTTGCCGGGCTCTGCGAATTCGACTGAGACATCCGAGGAAGATGTCGAGCGAACAACCTGGCCGGATTCAATCACCGAGGCCGCGGCAATGACCTTTGAGGTCAGGGCGGCCAGCAGTGTCGCGCCACCGAGGGCGCTGTAGACACTGCGAAGATAGGCACGCTTGATTGCGACCGTGAAAGTGAACACCTCGGGCTGGAGGCTCCCACATTATTTCACCTGTTCAATGGCTTAGCTAAGACTGGACATCACTTGACGTAAGATCATTCCAGAGCATCACCATGGCAAGCTGCATGATCTCGCAGTCATGCAGATGGTCGGGCCACTTTTGGTTGCGTTTTACCCAGACGTGTTTGATGCGGCCGGCACGATTTGCCTGTGGGCGAAGGACGTGTGAATCCAAGTGACGCCAGTAAAGGTCAGGATCCGCCACATAGGCACCTTCGGCCTGGACGTTGGGCGGTTGCTGGTGCACACCCCATTCTCGGTCGATGTCGCCCTTCCGGAGCCTCGACAGCATATCCCGCAGGTGCTCGGTGTCGAACACCAGGAGGGGCTGCACCACGTCGGTGCGCATCGAGGAGGACGTCGACAGGCCGAACGGGTGCACGGCGCCAGAGTTTGTCGTAAATCGGGCACCAGTCTCTCGGCCTTTGAGCGGCAGCCATCCGACCAAGGCAGGCTTTCGGAGGCCGCCTTCCGGTGGGAACCTTAGTCCGCACGGGTAGCTGATGGGGTTGGATGTGATTGAGGAATAACTGCCGCAGGCATCGTAGACCGTCTGGGTGTTGAAGCCTGAGTCAATGCCCACATCCATGTCGTGGACCTCAAGTGCCACCTGCACCCGTCGAAGGGCGGCGAAGTCATCGGCATGGCCGGCAGCCACCAAGGTGGAGTTGCCGTCCTTCCATTCCCGGCAGACCCACCAGATGAACGGCGCCACGGCCTGGACGTCTGCCGTCAGGTAGCGGCGGCCTCCGGTGATCGTGACCGCGGCCGAGGCCTCGGGGCGTTCCTGCTGCACGTCCTGCTGCTCCCAGGGCTCGGCCAGGTTGCCGTTGATGAAGCCCTGCAGGCCGGCCATGGATGCCTTGGCCTCGATGAAGGCCACGGCCAGGTGTCCCCAGGTGCACTTGCGGTCGGGGCTGTAGAGGCTCGACAGGTGGTAGGAACGCACGCCAGGCATTGCGTTGGGATTCTCCGGGCGCCATTGGCCGTGCCGGAGGGCTGCCACTTTGTGGGCGTCGGTGATCTTGCCGAGGCAGAGCTGGCAGACGTAGTGCGCGGAGGCCCGGATCTTGGCCAGGTCGTGCTTGCCGTCCTCGGTCTTGGCGTCGTCCCAGGTCACCTGGCGCCATTCGAGCTTGATCAGCTCCCGGCAGTGTGGGCAGGGCAGGTAGTAGCGCCGCTGGTCGCCTCGAAGGAATCTCTGCCAGATCCGGCCTTCGACCACCGTGGGCGTGCTGGTCATGAAGGCCTTGCTACTTGAAAAGCTCTTGAGGCGCTGTTCAGCCAGATCTAGGGCGTCGGCCTCCTTGGCTGTGGCCTCGGCGAATTTGTCCACCTCGTCGGCGATCAGCACTCGAACCGGTCGGCTGGCTAGGTTGGCCGGGCTGTTGGATCCGACAAAAGTCAGAGTCGACCGGGTGAAGTTCTGCTCAAGGTTGGTGATCTTGTCAGCCTCGGCCGGGAAGCATTCCAACATGGTCGGGCTGTCCTCCAGCATGGGCAGCCAGCGGGACTTCGAGAACGACCGGGCCAGATTCTCCGATGGCATCAGCCACAGGGCCGGGCTCGGCTCGTTGGCGATCAGCCAGGCCAGGCCGGCCATCAGGGTGGTCGTTTTGCTGGTCTGCGATCCCCAGCACAGGGTTACCTCGGAGACCGACGGGTCTTTCCAGGCCTCCATGGGCTCCCGGGTGTAGGGCCGGACCGAGGTGGAGAACGGCCCAGGGTGCTCGGTCTGCCGTTGGGTTAGGCGAAGTGATGCCTCGGACCATTCGACCACCGTCTGCTGTGGAGTGGGCCGGTAGAGACTTCGGCGGTAGTCCAGGAGGGAGCGCTGCAGGTCAGTCAGGATTTCCATGGTTGCTCTTAATACATTCACAGACCGCACCCTCCTTCACATTCAAAGTTGAATGCTGATTGGCCGCGCTCGTTGTCGGTTAGGTGAACATCATTTAGAGGTCTGCAAGACTTGTGAAGATAGAGCTTATCGTTGCAGCCCCTGTTCATGACCATACCTTCGATTCGGAGCGCATCGTCGATTTCAACAGCTCTAACCCACCCATCTGGATCTGATTCCCTGAGCTTGAGCCATTCATAGTCTGACTTGTATGGGCAAAATACGCAGGCGGAGCGAGGAACCTTGTGAGGTATTCCGTAAGCATCCAACCACTTCACGCAATCCGCTCTGGTCATCATCTTGTCGCAAAGCGGGAACTCAGGCTCAGACCAGTGTGGACTATTGGATTTGATGCGAGTTGCTCGGCCTGCTTCATCGAGGCTTATTCCGAAAAGCTGGGTCAACTTGGTTTTGATGCGCTGCCCTTTTTCAAGCCCTAGAAGATTGCGTCGAATGAAGCGTTCGATTGGTTTTATTTTGTATTCGCTGGTGCATTGTCTTCGCATTATCCCCAGCGGCTCACCTTCGTTCTGAGCGGTAAACGCTGGAATTGTAGCGTGGCGCTGGCCAGTTGAATTCATGCCATGCTTTAGATCCTCTCCAAGGATTCCCGCAGAAACGACATGGATGGTTGGGCCATCTAGACTCTTCAACCACTCCATGTGGGCGTAGACTGATTTTGGCTCCTCGCCAAGGTCAGCGAAGATGGCACAATCAATTGGAGTAATCTCGCCTTTGATGGCCATGAGGTAGAGCGTTGTGGATTGAACTCCTCCGCCTAGGTTCAGGATTCTCATGTCAGGATTTCCATGGGTCGGTGTTGTGTAGCGTCTTGAGGCAGACCTCCTGGACCCACCTGGTCAATTCACGCTCAGCGTGCTCGGGGTCATGCGGTGCTATCCGGCCGGAAAGCTGCTTGGGCATGGCTTTGATCAGCGAGGCCACGGCGCCGTCGTGCTCCTGCATCACCCGGCGTACCCAGTCGCCGGAGACCAGGCGCCGTTCCTTCTCGGCCTGGGCGATCACCTCGTCACGGGCGGATGTCAGGTTCTTGGCTGCCGCGGCATGGATGGCAACCAGGCGGCCAGCATCGGCTCGACCGCCCCGGAGGGCGTCGACGGCTAGATCATAGGCTGCACGCTCGATTTGCCGCTGCCTCTCGTAGGCGCCTTCTGGCGAGTCGGTAGCGGCCGTTGCGGTGTTGAGTGGTTGCGTTGCTTCTGCGGGCCTGTAGGGGCCTTCCTGTTCGATTGCGGGGGCTTCTGGTATTGGTGGCGATTGTATGTGTTGCGTCGTGGACTTGGCCCGGATGTTTTTCTTTCGCCAGGCATCGGCGGCCTCGGGACTATGCATCGGCATTCCCTTGGCAGCCAGTTGTGTTACGTAGCCATGCGAAACACCGGCATGCTTGGCGTATTCTCGTTGGGTCATGGCTTCAAAGCCTTTTGGATGTCAGGAGGCAGCATCGAGTCGGGTACGGTGCCGGCGTACTGCAGGGCCCGGAAAACACCGTCGCGCCTGCTGTCTTGTGGGTTGGGCACGCAATAGCCGGCCAATTGCTCGGGCGGAGTTCCGCGTTTCATGAGCCGGATGAACCAGGCCACGTTGGCCAGGCCGTATTGATCCACAAGAAATTGGATGTGATTGTTTTGCATAGATATTGTTTTTAGTGCTTGATCACACACAACGATAGGGGTCTCGCGTTCACCTGTTTCTGGGTATTATTAAAGAGATTCCTTAGTGCTATTGGGATCTACTCTTAACCTTAAGAGGTAATCCTCATGCCCTCGCGATATTATGTAAGCAATAGATCCACGAGGAACACCACAAATAGCTGCAATATTATCCAACGTGATACCACGGTCTCTTAGAACAAATGCTTTGTTGCACAACTCTGGTGTGATCGGGCTGCTGGTCTCTTCCTCTGGCTCTAGGTTGGGGATAGGGTCGCCCTCGGCGTCCATCAGGGTACCGTTTGGGTAGGCCATCCATCCTCGTTTGATCGCGAACCGCACAAGGTGTTTCGCTTCACGGAGCACTTGGTTCTGGCTGATGCTGTATTGTGTGGTCATTGGTATTTAGAAACTGGGAGATGGGTCGGAGAAGCGGCAGTATTGGCCGTCGTACCAAAGGGGCACTAGGCCGCACTCACCGTCTCGTTGTTTGGCGATAGCAATCACAGCTTCGCCCTGGGGCTGGTTGCGCTCCCTGTTGAGCAATAGGACTAGATCAGCGTCCCTCTCAATCTGCCCAGAGTCCGCTAGGTCAGTCAGGCGAGGCACCCGGCCTTTGTCTTTCTCGTTCTCTCGATTGAGCTGTGCTAATGCGACCACGGCTGTCTTCGTATCGGAGGCCACGCCCTTGAGCCTGCCAGATACTTCTGCGATCTCGTAGGTCTTTTTCTCTGCGGCTTTGGATCCATGGATCTTCTGGAGGTAATCCACCAGGACCAGCTTCACGCCCCATTTGCGTACAGCCCTGCGGATCACCGCGGTGATAGTGGCAATGTTGGACACACCGGATCCTGAGATGAAATGAATCGGGCTGCCTGCGATCTTGGCCGAGGCTGTGGACATGGCCTTCATGCCTCCCTGATCGAGCTGGCCGGTCTTGATGTCCTGCATGGGTATGCTGCCAACAGATGAGACCATCCGGCGCACGATGGACTCGTCGGACATCTCCAGGCTGATAAACAGGGTCGGGATCCTTGAGTCGATGCTGGCTGCCTTGGCAATGGCAATGGCAATGGCTGTCTTACCGATGCTTGGCCTGGCCGCAATGATGGCCAGCTCGCCGAACTGAAAACCATCGGTCATTTGGTCGAGCCTGTGGAAGCCCGAGGTGATACCAGAAAGCTGGCCCTGCCTTGAGAATCGTTCCTGGGTCGAGTCAATGAAACGACTGACAACCGACTTGGACGATTGGACTTCCTCCTTGGATGCCTCAACCGTGAGCCCTGCTTCGGCATTAGAGACGATTTGATCGACGGATAGGGTGGATACAGCGGATTCACGAATCAGACGGTCTCCAGCGGTTCTGAGCTGGCGTCTGTGGTGGGCCTCTAGGACGGCCTGAGCGAATGCCGGGTAGTTCGCTGGGCTTGGGCATAGCTCGTCGGCCTTGTTCAGAGCCTCGAAAGGCACTGGGGTCTGGCCCATGGAGCGCTTCCACTCTTTGACCACGGTGGCCATGTTGACCGGATCGCTCTTGGCAACGAGGCCCTTGGTCACCTCGTAGATCTGCCTCAGGCTGTCGTTCTGGATGGCATCGGTAGGGATCTTGGCGAACACCTCGTGACAGACATCCGATCCACCGGACAGGCAGGCGCCGATGAGGCCGAACTCGTCGTCCTGGGCGAAATAGGGGTCGCTCATTGGTAGTCGGCGATGTTGGTGGAGAAGGTGCCGGCTTGGGGCGATCCAGAAGTTAGAAGCGCTTTAGATGCGAAAATGCCTTGGTAATTATTTGCCATGGAATAATTCACCGCATCCGGGAATGTCTGTGCGTTAAACTCTTTGGCCCAAGCGTTAAGGGCAGCCGAAAGGCCGATTCGTTTGTATCCCTGCTTCCTCTCGGCCTTGTAGGCCAGCCAGGTCTCGACGGCAAAAAGGCATTCGTTGGTCTGAAGCTTCTCGGGTAGAGTTAGGCCGAACTTTAGACCCCACAGAGGTTTCACCGAAACCTCGTCGACGACAGTCTCTGAAACCTCTCCCTGTTCCTCTTCCCTGTTCCCTGTTCCAAGGCAATCTTTCTCGAATACTCGCGAATCCTCTCGAACATCGTCGAATGACGGGAGCTTAGAGGCTGAAGGTTTGTCGATTTTCTGGTGATTTTGCCATTTTGGGATGTCCAAGTAGGATTCACCGTCGACCTGATAGAGCCTGATGCAGCCTTGCTTCTCAAGTTCTGAGATCCACACAGGAAGACGCTTGAAAGCATCCTCGTCGTAAGGGAAAAGACGGCTCGCGAGGAGTCGCGAGGATGCGCGAGCCCTCCCGACATCGTCGCAGCATGAAAAGAGACCTATGAAAAGCAGTCGAGCCTCTCTTGAAACTCTACCTAGACTTTCGGACTCCCAAAACTCGGGCTTGATTGATCGAATTCTCATTGATGTGCCTTTGCAGCAAGATGTGAGTTCCTGTTCTCAATCGCCTTCGCTTTTGCTTGCTGAAGCATTTGGCAAACCATATCCACGTTGTGGATGGCTAATAATACCAAGCTATCATCTCCCCAAGGATCGGGCTGGTAGATGCAGACGTAGCCAACATCTGATGCGTACACTTCGGTGTCGTTCTGACTTTGGATTTCAAGTTTCATGTCTTAAACGGAAAACCCCACCCAGACCGTGGTGAGAACTCGCGCAGAACCAACGCGACGTAACACGGAAAGGGTGGGGAAAATTGGGTTGAACATGGGTTCTGGTTGTGGTGTCGGCGCTCACTTCTCACGGCTAACGTCGACGGGCTGCTCCCTATCTGCTGTTCTGGTCGTTGTCCAGCCCTCAGTAGGCCGGAATCAGAATATCCGCTACCTGCTGGGTTAACTGCACGTCCCTCAGGCAGTAGTCGATGGCTGCCTGGCGGTCGGTATTCCACAGCAGCGCGAAGTCGGCGCCGTTGCCTGCCTTCTCCCCGAGGCCTAGGTGCCTGCTGATGGCTCCGAGGCTGCCATGGGCTCTGGAGTCCCCGAGCTGCCACACCTCGCGCAGGTCGATCACCAGATCGTTCCAGTAGCGTCCCTGCCGCAGCCAGTAGGGAGGAAGGATGCGGTGCTTCCAGGAGCGCTTGATGAGGAATGGTAGATCGAAGGCCTTAATGTTGAATCCGACGAGTTTAGGCTGCCGCTCGTAGTAGTTTAACAGCTCCCACCATTCCCGGAGCATGGCGGCCTCGTTGCCGTCGTTCTTCAGCACCGCGCTCACCTGGTGCTCGATGCGGTATCCGATGCACAGGATCTGCCCCGAGAGAGCGTCCAAGGCTGCGTTCTTGATGAAGTCCGCGGTGTGGTTCTCCTCGGCCTTCTGAATGCGCTCGGCGATTAGGTCAGGGTTCTTGACGTTGCCCAGCTTCACGTCGGCCGGGTTGAACGGAGGGATGTTGAGCTGGTCGATCGGTAGTGGCCCGGTCTCGATATCGAAGATGATGGTCGGATTGGCTGGCATAGTTCTATTGGTTGAGATTGTTGCGCGTTTGTCCCGATGCGCGCCCCCGGTTACCCACGAGTCCCAGCAGCAACAGGCTGCCGGAAAGTTGTTAGATCGGTTTGCCGCAATGAGGGCAGACGGTCTTGGTCAATGGCTGTCTTACGGTGGGCACGCCCAGCCATTCGCAGATTTCGCGGTACGATACCCACCCGAACCCACGCACCGACCTCGGCTGCAGGTGGCCTAGGTTGTAGAGGTCCAAGGCCTCCTGCCGGCTCTTGATGGCTAGGCTTTCGAGGATGTTGAACGTCCTGGTCGAGAACGGGAATCCCCACACCCGCAGGATCTCCTCGTGCTTCTGTGCTGCCTGCTCGATCTGATTGATCCGTTGGCGGCTCAGGTTAAACCGTTTGCCGATCTCCTCCAGCGTGTAGCCTTCGGATCTGAGCTGCACCACCTCGGGCACCATGTGGGTCAGCTTCATCGTGGGTTTGCGGGTCTTCATGGCTTAGAATGGCACATCTGAAAAGTCGGGATCCTCGACCTTCTCAATCTCCTCAAGGCGCTTTGTAACCGCGGCGATCAGGGCGATGTCCTCCGGGCTCTTGCCGGGCGCCACCTTAGCCTTGGGCAACCAATGCTCGGCCAGGCCGCGCACAGCGTCAGGCGTTAGCTCGGAAAGCGGGACTCCCCTGAACTTGCCGACGTGCACCTTGATGTCCGCAATCTTAACCGGCGCCGCAGTGGCTGGCGTCACGATCTTGGTTTTGTCGTCGTCCCGAGGCGGCCTGTCCTCCAGGCGTACCCACAGGCCCGATGGCTTCAAGGCCTCCCCGCTCTTGTGGGGCATGATCAGCTTGATGTTGCTGAACGTCTTGGTGCCGTCCCGAGACTGCTCGTGGACGATCACCACGGTGGCCGGTTTGCCGATCAGGCCGTCGAGGTTGAGGCTGACGGTCTCCTCGGGGGTGAGTGCTCGGCCGTGCCAGTCCTTGAGGAACTTGGTCAGGCCGGCCTTCTCGTGCAGGCTGGCGGTCATTGGCGCCGTCATGACCACCCAGGGCTGCACCGGGTTGCGTGACTGGTCCAGGATGTCCAACTCGAATGCGATCTTGAACTTCTGCTTGGTGCCGTACTCGGTCTCGTAGGCCTTGAGCGGAGTGATGTCGACACAGACCGCGCGGCCTGTGTACTCGGGGCACGGCGTGAAGGTGCCGCCGCTTGGTTTCGTTGATACTGTGATTGCCATATGTTGCTTCGTGTTTGTGTTGTTGTTGTCTACTTGGAGGCCTGTTTTTCGACCTCCGAAATCTGTTTTGCCATGCGGTCGTACTGCGCCCAGTAGTCGGGCCAAGTGCTCTTAATCTTTGAAAGGTTGTCCTGGTCGGCCACGAGTGCCGCGGCGCCCAGCTTGCGAACGAATGACCCGCCGTATTCGATCATTGTGCGTGCTACGTCAAAGTCTTTCACTTGGAGCCTTTCCCACGCTTCCTGGTAAAGAAGCTGGTGAACTCGATCTTGATCTTACGGGCAGCCCGGTAGGCCTCACCGGCGTCCCGCTTGGTCAGGTGGTAAGGGCCGGTGCCCTCCCGTTGGATCTGTTGAGCTGTTTTCATTGCAGGATAAAGTCGAAGTTGATGTGCCAGGTGTCGCACAGCCTGTTGTAGGTGTCGTTCTTGATGCGCCAGGTCCGCGGGTCCCGGGTGGTCCCGCTGTGCCGGCACTTAATCCTCACGTCGATGTGCTGGATGGCCGTGTTCCGCAGGTGATGGTCAGGCGGTAGTTCGTGTAGTTTGGTGATCATGGTTTGTTTCTCTCCTCCTCTAATATCGTCAGCATTCCAGATGCAACCTGTCCATCCGAGCCGTCTCGGAAGAACGCTGTTGCCGCTCGGTTGATGCGGTCCTCCAGGTGTACGATCCGCTCCTTAGCCTCCTGCAGTTCCTTGTAGGTCTTCACTGCGTCAATGGTTCTCATTTCTTCGATGGTCATGGTTTCAGATCCCTGCATTGCTTGATGGCGTCGTCGATGGCTTTACGCATCATCGGCCATTCCTCTGGGTTAATGCTGACTTTACCATGGCCATCAGCAGATTGACTTACCTCGACGTACTCACCGCCGCCTTCATCGACGATCTCAATGTCGGTGCATTCCATGGAAAGCATGTGGTCGTCGGTAGGTGACAGCACCCATTTGATCGGTCGCAGTTTCATCTTCCCTCCAACCA